AGGCAAGGCCTCTCAAGAATGGACCATTAGACCCAGCTGTTGCGTACGCTCTCAATACTCCCAAAAATACCAAGAAGATAAACAACTACGTTAACGGTCTATCGAATGATGAACGTAATATGCTCAAAAAGAAGATTTGCAAACCTTAAAAAAATATTTACCTATATTAAAATGTTACTGGTCGTGATACTCATCCTCGCGAACATATACATTCTCTGTCAGACGGGGAAAAATCAAGTTTTCGCTCCAAAGGTACAGGGTCTTCGAAGGTGGACTGTTTACGGGACCATGTCATGCAAATGGACTCGTAAGCAGTTGGAGTATTTTAACAATACGAAAAGACATTACGTTTTCATAAATTGTAATGAAGAATCATGTGATAATATTGACGGCTTTCCTTATATTATTCACCCTGACGGTGAAATAAGTATCGGGTATACCGAATTTTAAAGACCTCGCACAACGCTAAGAGCGATAGAAAGGACAAACGCGTCAGTGAGAGTGTTGACAGGCTTGAGGGTGCTTATATGTTTCACGAGAGACCTGTTCCAGAGAAGACGGATCAGGAATGTGGTAATAAGAAGGGCAAGAATGTACAAGAGAAATTCCCTGACCATATCGGTACGAGTTTGGGATTTGGCAACGTCTTTAATCATTTATTACATGTTGATATTTTTTTCTAAATAGACAGTAAGATGACCAATCTCCCCCTGAGTGGATCCGAGCCAAAATTTACGAATAGACGGTGGTCGACTAAAAAGGGTGTTGGGAGTAATAACTGTTATGCGTACGCTGTGGGAGACTACGAAGCGTACAGGTGGCAGAAATCAATACCAGGTGATCGATCAGGGCTTTCTAACAAAGGTCACAATTACACGTCATGTAAAGGATTGGCGGACCGCGTTGTTTCAGACAACCCAAAAAAGGTTTACAAAGCTCGAGCGAATGAAAAGTGTAAAAAAGGGTACTACAAAGTCATGATGTTTGTGTCACCTGGGCGACCTGCGAACTACATTCGACACGGTGATTTTCATTTTTATAAGCAACATGGTGTTGTTGAATATAAAATCAAAACGGGTGACACTATTACTTCAGTGGCAAAGTTCTTCAAAGTTCCAGTGTCCCGAATTCAAAAGGCGGGGTCATTTAAAGTTGGTAAACGTATTATTTTCCGTGCCAATGTATTTAGCCATAAACGTGGGTGGGCCACAGGACCTCTCCTGAAAGATGCTCGGGGTAATATGATCAAGGATCCACGGACATCTTCGAGGGATTATTCTACGCTAAACTATAAACTATACTGTGGGTCATTCTGTGTCAAAAACAGAGGAATCAAAGTCGGAAAGACTCACCCCAAGGTCGGCAAGAATACTGTCTAAGTCAGGTTGATTTTCAACGTCAAAGTTGATATCAAATAAATCCAAAACATCGAATATAGAATCCTCGTTCAATGACACAGAGTTTGCGACTGCTGTGTGATTGTTTTGAATAGTAACTAGAACATTAAAGTGAGATGCATCAAAAACTTTTCTACATGTGGGACACGTGTTCTTACCTTGGTTTTTCCACTCCTGTAGACAGTGGGAATGAAATATATGTCCACATCTGATCGGAGGATTTGACCTCGTCGATCGGACTTCACCGAGACATATAGCACATATGGGCATTCTACAGTAGGGTAGTAAAGTATTTTTCGTAATTTAGCTCATGTAATTAATAAATTTTAGATGTATCGACTAGGGGTTTGTTGCAATCTACACACGGGCCCGTACCCTGGTTAGCCGCTTGCACTTTGTTGAAAAGTTCGGGACCAGACTTCTGGAGAAGCTGGCGGTAGGAGTAATTATCCTCGTAGGTAATATTGTTCTGCTTCATGACATAGTTGTTGAACAACTGGGCTGAAGAGTTCACAGTGAAGCACCGTCCATCGGCCATTCCAAGTCGTTGAGACATATTGTTACTATAAATTTAGAAATTAATTTGCCGGTTGTTAATTGTGTGTAGCCACGATTTGAAACCCTTATTTTTCAAATGTTCCACAAAAGGATCGCATCTGTATCCAAGATAAATATCAAATACATCGGTTTCCTGTGTCTGGGATACACGGATTGATTTGTTTTCGTTTATGTGCTGGTTAATGATATTGTAAGCAAAAGCAATCTCTTTGAGAGTCTCCGCTCCAGTGATAATAATCTTCCCAGTACTGAAAATACTGCACGTAATCTCCTTCATGTCATTTGCTGGTTTAAACTTAATCTTCACCGCAGAATAGCGATCTGGTTCAAATGACACTTTGAAAATATCAGAGTACTCTTCAAACCAATTTGAAACCACGTGAAGGTTGATATTGTAGTTTAAACTGAAGTTGGAGTTAATCATCACTACACGAAAGGAATCTTCTGGTATATCGTGATCGATATCAAGAAAAGTTTTGAAAATGTATGTAAGCTGTGTGATGATGCGCTTACAGTCAAAGAGATCACAACAACCGGCAACTTGGATACTCCCATTTGGGAATACCTTCACTGATTTAGTACTGTAGCTGTCATGATACGTCAACGTAACCTGATTGTAAAACGTGGTGGGTTTCAGTTTCCAATGAAATCCTCCGTCACCACCAGAGCCCGATCGTTTCATGGTGTAAGAACCAATCTCCTCGAAAATAGCTCGAAGTCTCTTGATATTAATCTCTTGAACGAAACTTGATATCATGGTTATCGTGGTAATCTTTACCCACGAAGGTCTTAACTCATCTGGTAAAGCTTTGCGAAATTCATCCAGTGTCAATAGATAAGAAAAACTGTTGTTTGCGATCGATGAATACATATCGATTTTGAGGCATACTTTATATGTTCCACATATCCCACTTAGGTGTTTAAAGATAAGATTGTCTTTATATTCATATGAACTGCTTCGTTAAGAGTGCTACGTCAGTTTATGATGTCGATTCTAAAATGAATTATATCGAAATCGTATACGAGCGATTCGTGAAGAATGATAAGAAATATGACACATACGTCGATTACATTTCTACCGAACCCAACGGAGACTGGACCATGATAAATTCTACCAAAAGAACTATCCTATACGTAAAATTTCTTGACACTATGGTTAAAAAGACACTTGAAGTTCAACATAAAATAGCAGAGCTCACATTAGAAAGTGTGTTTACACGAGACTATAACTGTGTTCGTCTCGCACATTCGAGTAAAATATTGGATCCCACATTCCAGCCACCGATTATCAATATGAACAGTGCTTGGCAAGTGGATTTTATGAAGAAATTTTGTAAAAAATACCTCCTCGAAATAATTCAAAGGTGTAACAATTTGGGGCGTTTGGAGTATTTCATCAACGTCCTGAATATAATACAATCAGAAGTATAAACAGTACACAGAGGAATATACCAAAATAAGGAATCCTCACCTCCTTTTTTACAACCTTCTTCTTTTTCGATGGGCAAGTAAAACCGGTATCTATATTTCGTTTAGGTTGAATAACGATATCACGAACAACGGGTTTTAATTGGTCGTTACATAATCCAAAATCACAAAATACACTACGATCATCTACAGACACTGGTTTACATACAGTTTTCTGCAGTTCTGAGAATTTTTCAAATTCACCTGTCTGTCGCATACCCCCTGGAAGGGAGAAATCATGTGTGACAAATGGATTGACATCATTGATCGCATCTTCATCATTGAGCATATATGAACTCATACTTGTTATTACTTCAGATTATATTTCTTGTCTCGCATCTTAGTTTTGTGTTCACACCACATCTGATCGAGATCTACGTTTAGCATATGTGCCAGTTGAAAAAGGTAACTGAAAACATCACCCATTTCCATCATAATATCAGTCCCTCGATCCTTTTTGAGATTTGTCTTCTTGAACGTTTTTTTGTGTTGACGAATCGCCGACGCCAATTCACCGAACTCCTCTGTCAGTAAAAGCCACACTGTATCAATGGGAGCACGATCCCACCCCTTTGATCGACAAACCTTTTCGGTTTCAGTTTTATAGTAATTAAGACTCATACTTAATGTACCATCGATGTATAACTTTAAACTAGTTGATACCGATTTTTGTATTCTTGTCTAATTTATTTCCAGTGGTGCTGGTATTAACGGGACGATCCAAAAGATTCCTAGTTGTGTCAATTTCCTTGCTGTATGCGATATACTGAGCTACACCTGTTTGAATCTGACCAACAGCTGTATCAATCACACGACCATTCATGTACTTGACCTGCTTCTTAACTTCCTTGTTGTGATCACCAGAGTTGTTGATGAATACCACACGCATGAGACTGTATAAATCATCAGGATTCTGATAATCTATGGAGATACCACTCTTATTTTTAAAGGCCTGACGAATCCCACGCTGAAGCAATTCGACATTGAACTCGGAAAAAAAGAGTGAGTTCAGTGGAGTCTCGGTTTGTTTGAGAGAATTGAGATAACTCATTTAATATACTCGCCGAAAAAAATTATATGTAAATAGTAAATGCTGAACATGTCCGACTTCGACGAAGCGTATGCCCAACATCCAACATTAAAGAAGGAAGCTGAAATTAACTGCAAACCCCCAGCATGCTTCGTGGGTTCGTATGCCCCAGTCTCCAAGGCTGGTGAGGAAGGTAGTTTTTTTGTAAACACATATCTTCTTCAACCCAATCGCAAAATGGAAGTGGCGGGAACTGTCCCCGTCCGGAGTAAAGACTTAGAATGTAAGAAGTAAGTTAAAAATAAAAATTTAACAATAGGTATATGAGAGTTATTAAACGCTCAGGTCGTATTGAGGATATGAAATTTGATAATGTCACCAATAGGATCAAGAATTTAACGTACGATCTCTCAGAAAATTGCGATTCGTCTAAGGTTGCGCAACAGGTATTTTCTTCCATGTACGATAACATCACAGCTCAAGAAATTGATATTCTTTCAGCCGAAATTTGTATCGGGATGATCACATCTGACCCAGACTACGAGATTCTCGCAACCCGTATTATCGCGAGTAACATCCAAAAGGTGTGTCCAAACAACTTCCACCTCGCCATGCGAAAGCTTCACAAGGCTGGTATTATCACCGATGAAGTCGTAGAAGTCGCACAAAAGGTCAAAGAGTCTATTAAAACCGATCGTGATTTTGAATTTGGTTACTTTGGTTTAAAAACTCTCGAAAAGAGTTATCTCCAGCGTGTCGATGGAAAGTTGGTAGAGACACCACAGTATATGTTTATGAGGGTTTCTATCGGTATTCACGGTAAGGATATCCCAGCTGTACTAGAAACATATGACAAAATGTCACAGGGTTTTTTCATTCATGCGACCCCAACCCTATTTAACGCGGGAACACCCAGGCCTCAGATGTCTTCATGCTTCCTGATTGCAAATAAGGGAGACTCTATTGATGGTATTTATGGTACTCTAACTGAATGTGCCCAAATTTCAAAGTGGGCTGGTGGTATCGGTATGCATATCCATGATATTCGTAGTAATAAGTCCCGTATTAGGGGTACCAATGGTCAATCCGATGGAATTATCCCAATGC